AACATTAACTAACGGCGCTTTCCTGTAGTCCGTGCCCATTCTGTGGATATCAATGTTATAGCTATACTGCTTGTTGCACCTTTTGCACACAGGCATTTTACAAAGCTGGTTCTTTTTTATAAATACTTAAAAATCTAAAACAAATTTTTCCTTTTTTATACCTTGAATTTTCGTTTAAAATCTTTTAATGATGCTTTCAAAGTTTTCTTGTTCCAAAGTAGCCACCTAGATAATGCTCCAGGTGTATCAGGTTTTGACCAATGTTCACCCATACCAGAATGTCGTTGAATATAAAGTTGTTTACGTTTATTAGCATTATTTTCTCCCGTTTGTTTGTTATAAATTATAAAATCATTATACCCCCTTTGTCCGAAAGGAATTATTTTTTCATTTCCATCTGGAGTTGAAAATACTGCATCGTATTTTTTATCTGACTTATGAGAAGTTTTAATTTTTCTTAATGTGAGTTTTCTTTTTTTCATTTACTATACTTCTTCCATATTTTTTGAAGAGTCCTGATACTTCTTATAAATTTTTTCCAGTCATTTTCCCATATTTCTATAGCATTTTTAATAAATATATCTGTAGTATGTATATTACCTTGTATTTTACTCATTAATGACATTATTTTTAATAATCAATGTATTTATTGTTATTCATTTTCAATAAACATTTATTACATTAAAGTTTTTAAACGCATATTATATATCTTATATTTTAAATAAGAAGAAAAGATGAAAGAGTTTTATAATAAAGTTTTAGAAATGAAAGATATTGAACCTCATAATTCTAAAAAAATATCTAGAGTATGTCAAGATATATTTAGATATTTAGCATCTAAAAAAATTAAAGATCTTAAAAAATTCCAAGAAAAATATGGTTTGGAATATGAGAATTTCATAGAAGAATTATTAGTAAAACATGATAAAGATATAGTTAGAGATATTATTGATTATGATGGATTTATGGATATTTGTCATGAACAATCGAAAATTTATCGAAAATGAATTCAATCTAAAGATTATAAGAATAAAGTAATAAGAGAGAATGGGCGATACAATTATAGGTGTACAATTTGGAATTGCTAACCCTCAAGATATTCTTTCTCGAAGTGTAGTTGAAGTTAAAACTGATAAAACTTATCAAGGCGATACTCCTATTCCTAATGGTGTATTCGATGCAAGATTTGGCGTAACTTCTCAAGGTAAAACTTGTCCTACGTGTAAACAAACTTATCTATTATGTCCTGGTCATTTTGGTCATATTACTTTAGCTAGACCTGTATATCTATATCAATTTATTGAAGTTGTTCAAAAATTACTTGCTGTTGTATGTATGGGCTGTTCAAATCCTTATTTACCTAATGAAGATTTAGAAACTCTTGCAAAACAATATAAAGGTACAGCAAGATTTAATGCTGTAAGAGATGCTACAACTATTTATAAAGAACGTGATTTAAAAGAAACTTCGGCATGTGCGCATTGTGGAACTCAATTAATTAAAAAAGTTTCTAAAGTTGAAGGAACTATTGCTTCTTTACAAGCATCAACATATGCTGAAGAAGCTGAATCTATTAAATTACAACCTGAATTTGTTCTAAGAATGTTTCAAAGAATTACTGATAAAGACGTATCTTTACTTGGCTTTAATCCTAAATTTTCTAGACCCGATTGGATGATTTGTACTGTTTTGGCTGTACCTCCTTTAACTGTTCGCCCTTCAGTTGTTATGGAAGATAATCAAAGATCAGAAGATGATTTAACTCATATGTTAATTACAATTGTTAAACAAAATAACGAATTAAGAAATCAAATTGATAAAGGTGAATCAGGCCAACTCATAAATAAATTTACGGAATTATTACAATTCCAAGTAGCTACTTATGTAGATAATGAAATTAAAGGTATTCCTCAAGCATCTCAAAGATCTGGTCGACCTTTAAAAACTTTGAAATCAAGATTAGGTGCTAAAACTGGACGTGTTCGTGGAAATTTGATGGGTAAACGAGTAGATTTCTCTGCTCGATCAGTAATTACACCTGATCCTAATATTGATTTAGATGAATTAGGTGTTCCTGAAGAAATTGCTACTAATTTAACTTTTCCTGAGATTGTTACTTCTTATAATCGTGATAGATTAATTCATTATATTCGTAATGGTCCTTCAAAATATCCTGGTGCTAAATCTGTTGAATTGAAAAAAGATAAACGTAGAATTCATTTAGGTATTATTAATTCTGAATTGATTGATTTGAAAGAAGGTGATATTGTTCATAGACATTTAATTAATGGAGATGTTGTATTATTTAATCGTCAACCTTCTTTACACAAAGCTTCTATGATGTGTCATAAAATTCGTGTTTTACCCGGATCTACATTTAGATTAAACGTTTCAGCAACTAAACCTTATAATGCAGATTTTGATGGTGATGAAATGAATATGCATGTACCTCAAAGTATTGCATCAGCAACGGAATTAAAAGTTATTGCTTCTATTCTAAAACAAATCATTTCACCTAAAAATAATGCTCCTATTATTGCAGTATTCCAAGATACTTTGACAGGTGTATTCAGAATCTCAGATTCTAATGTTTCTATTCCTGAAAATATTGCTATGAATATTCTTATGCGTATGAAAAAACCTCTTTCTACATTTAAAAGAATTGATAAACCTATTTCAGGTATAGATGTTATTTCACAAGCATTTCCATTAATTAATTTTGATGGGTCTATTAAAGTTGAAAATGGTTTGTTAACTAAAGGAAGATTGCACAAAGGTGCATTTCAATCTGCTTCAAAAGGTATTATTCATGCAATTTATAATGATTTTGGTCATGAACGTGCAGGAGAATTTATTAATTCTATTCAAAATATTGTAACTAAATATAATTTATTTTCTGGATTTTCTACTGGTCCTTCCGATTTAATTGCTTCATTAGAAACGTCCCAAAAAATCGAAGAAATTCTGAAGAATGGTAAACAAGAAGTTTCAAATATTCTTTCTGATATGCATGGTGGAAGATTTATTAATGATAGTGGTAGATCTAATGGCGAAGAATTAGAAAATAAAATTATGGGTGTTCTAAGTGAAATTAACAAGAAAATTTCAGAACTTACAAAAACCCTAGATAAATCGAATCGTATGGTTCAAATGGTAGATTCTGGTTCTAAAGGTTCAGATTTGAACATTACTCAAATGATGGCTTTGTTATCTCAACAAAACGTTGATGGTAAAAGAATTCAATATTCTATGGATAATAGAACTTTACCTCATTTTGCTAAATTTGATGATGGTCCTGAATCTCGTGGTTTTGTTGAAAATTCATTTATTTCAGGTATTCGTCCAACTGAATTCTTCTTTCATGCTATGGGTGGGCGTGAAGGTTTAATTGATACAGCTGTGAAAACTTCAGATACTGGATATATTCAACGTAAACTTGTTAAATTAATGGAAGATATTCATGTAGAACAAGATTATACTGTTCGTGATATTAATGGTGCTATAGTACAATTCAGATATTCAGAAGATGGTATTGATTCTATATGTATTGAAAAACAAGAATGTGATTTAGGTGTTATGACAATGGAACAACTTTATAAGAATTTTGCTTGTACTCGCGATGATTTCAAATCAGTATGCTGTGAAAAAATATCAGAAGATCCTCCTGATTTAGTTGAACAATTATTAAAAGATCGTGATTTATTAGTTAAACATGTATTCAAAGGTATTAATTCCACGGATGTATATGCTCCTGTACACCTAGGTAGAATTATACATAAATTTAAAAATCCTTATTCTGTTAAAACTAATCTTAGTCCTGAATACGTAGTTGATGAATTAAATAAATTATGTTCAAAAGATTTCATTCAATCAAATAGATTATTCCATATTCTCTTAAGATTTTATTTAGCTCCTCGTAAATCTATTATACTACATAGATTTTCTAAAGAAATATTTGATGAAATTATAAATGAAATTCAGTTCAAATATTTAAGAGCTTTAGTCCATCCTGGTGAAATGGTTGGACCTTTAGCAGCTCAATCTATTGGTGAACCTACAACCCAATTAACTCTAAATACTTTCCATTCAGCTGGAACAGCAAAAGCTAATGCAACTCAAGGCGTTCCTCGTATACAAGAACTTCTAAGTGTTTCAAGAAATCCTAAAAATCCATCAAATTCTATATACTTAAAAGATTCTTCACAATCAAGTGCTTTATCAGTAAAAAAAGATATTCAAAAAACTACTTTGAATGATATTACTAAATCTGTTCGTATTTATTATGATCCTAATCCATTAAGTTCTAATACATCTGTACAAGAAGATAGAGAACTATTACAATTATATGAAAAGTTTTCAATTACACAATCACAAGCGTGTGTATCTCCGTGGATAATGAGATTAGAATTAGATGAAGATGAAATGGTAATTCGTAATGTGAATGATATGACCTTAATTCAATCTAAAATTGAAAATAATAAAGTTTTGAAAGTATTTGATTGTATTCATACAGATATTAATTCTAATAAATTAGTTTTACGCATTACATTTGGTCTTGATGTAGCTAAAAATGCTTTGTCATTAAGATTTATTGAAGATAAATTACTAGATACTATTTTAACTGGAGTTGATGGAATTGGACGTATCTTTCCTCGTGAAATTAAAGATGAATTAGTATATGATGAAAAAGTTGGTGGATATGTACCAAAAGTTCAATGGATTTTAGATTCTGAAGGTACAAACTTACTTGATTTGTTTATGAAAGATAGTGTTGATGCTACTAAAACATTTTCAGATGATATTCATGAAGTTTTAGATGTATTTGGAATTGAAGCTGCTCGTATGGTAATGTATGAAGAATTGATGAAAGTTTTCGGCCAAGATTCTATTAATTATCATCATCCTTGTTTATTAGTTGATGCTATGACGTATCATGGACATTTTATTGCAATTGATAGATTTGGTATGTCCAAATTAGATAATGGTGTTCTTGCAAAATCATCATTTGAACAAACTACTAAAATCTTATTTGATGCTGCTGTATCAGGAGAATTTGATACTATGAAAGGCGTTTCAGCCAATATTATGTTTGGACAAATTCCTCCATGCGGAACAGGATTTGTTGATTTATTAATTGATGAAACGAAATTACCTGAAGGTGATATGGAAGATAAATCTATGTTTGATGAAGATTTGAAACATGCAAATCAATTAGTTGAACAAGAAGAACAAAAAGATTTAGATCAAGGAAATTGTAGAATGGAAGATATTGTTATGGCATGGTAATTTAAATATTACAAACTTTTTTTTATTAAAAACATGGAACCTAAATATGATTCTGTAGTAAGCAGTATCATATCTAAGTTTGAAGAAAGAGCAAGAATTGGACAAATTAAATATGGGAAAACCTTAGATAGAAATGATTTATCTTTCTTAGAATGGATTAATCATGCTCAAGAAGAATTAATGGATGGTATTCTTTATCTAGAAAAAATTAAGAAATTAACACGACCAACAAATACTTAATTGCTATATGCTAGACCACCCATGCCTGACATAATACGTAGTACGTTATAGTTAATGGCATATACACGAACGTTCCATGTATCATCCGTATCTTGATTTACAGCTACTGAACCATCCATTGTCATTACAATAGTTGCTGTATCTACACGAGAGAAATTGCATGTACCGCTGGGTTGATTTTCTTCAGGTTTAATAGCGAATGAATACATGTATACACCTACTCCAGGAACAAATCCAGTATGGTGTTGGTAAGGTTGTACTTTATTAAAGTAATCACCATAACGACGTTCTAATCTATCTTGGCCGTTCATTTGAATCCATTGTTCGTATACAGCAGGTTTATCGTATACATAAGGTAGTAATCTAGTAGTTATAGATGTGCGTGTTTCTTTTTTAGCAGCTTTGCAATCCGTATAAGAACGAGGTTGCACTACCCAAATTAGTTCTTTTACAGGATGGTTAAATGTCAAATCAATTCTTTGATTAGGTGATGAAATACCTACATCTTCATTGAATTGAACTTGTTCAATTAGATATTCATGTGATTGTTGAGCAAATCTACGTCTTTCTTCTGTATCTAGATAAATATAGTCAATGTACAAAGCAGCAGAAGAAGCTTGGGGTAATTTAGATACATTATTGTAATTTCCTGCGATTTCCAAAGGTTCTTTCCATATAACATTAATTTTAACTTCATGGTATTGAAGAGCAATTAAAGGTAAGGCAGCTCCAGGATTTTTAGTAAAGAAAAACATTAGAGGAACGTATACCGTATTAGGTAATGAAGGGCGACCATT